GGCGCGGGCTGTCTTGTATTCGCTGTGCATCATGTCAGCTTCTTTACGCAAGTCAGCGATACGCTTCTCTTGGCTACGGATTAAACTCATCGCCTGATGACATGCACCGGCTTCACCCGTGTAGCCCTTGGCGTTTAGCCAGTCTTCGACATTCGCGAGGTCGGGATAGGTGTTAAAGAAGTCAGTCATTCCTTCTCTCCCATAAGTGCGACACAATGGTCTTTGGTCAGAACTTTCCAAGAAACCGGAAATAGCGGCTCGATCGCCTCGCCAATCAGCTTGGCGATCTGCTGCGTCTCACGCTGGGCGTGGTTATCGATGCGCTGGTTGTAAATGCGCGCCCAAGCGTGCAGCGATCCGGTCCATATCCATTCCACGAACATCGATTGCGGGAGGACCATGCGGGCCATCTCTGGGGCGACGCCATTCTGAATCATTTCCTCGTAAATCAGAACGGATCGTTCGAAATGCTTTTGCACTATTTCCATGAAACCGTCTGAACTCTCATGCACCTCGTCGCTACTGCCCTGCTTCACATTATCCGCCCGCTCGCGCCATGCGTTCGGCATATAGATTTCAGGCGGAGCGTCCACATAACGGCGGCTCACCTCATTCCACCCGACGCTTTCGTCCTGAGAAGCCAGGCCAATGTGTGATTTCCAAAGCTGGCGGGCGACGAATAGCGGGGCCTTGATCCGGAATTTCACATAGCAATGGGTGAACGGGCTCCAATGATCGTGCTTTGCCAGATATTGAATCAGCCGCTCGTTCTGCTCGGCCGTGAAATTCTCTGCGCCCTTGTCCATTGACACGCGCGCGGCGTCTACAACGGCGGCGTCATCCCCCATCACATCAAGCAAAGTCACCTGCATCCCGTTCTCCTAATATCCATACCATTTCGACAACGCCTGCATCCGGCCCATTCGCGGCTTGTGGTATACGGGCGGCTTTTTGACCGGCGCCGCGGTCGCCGCGTCCCTGGTCCGCGCAGGCACAAGCGCGTCTTTCATCTTTTCTTCGCGCGCCTTCTTCGCCCGGTATTCCCGCTTACGCTGCAATCGCTTTTCGCGCTGCTCTGGCGTCTCGTTTCCAGCCTTGGGCTGCTTGGCGTAGCTGCGCGCCCAATTCGCTTTGACATGGGCTGCATATTCCGGATCGGCCGCCATGCGCTCTTTCATCTTGGCGTAGCGCTCTTTGGCGTTAGCCTGGCGCCACTGGCGGTGATATTCGCGATCTCGTTTCTGTATCTCGGCCTTGCGCTCTGGCGACACGTCCTTGCGCAGCTCGTAATGCCGGGCGTTCTCCGCCGCGCGATACTCCTGGTCCGCCCGCTTTTGGCGGCGCTTCTCATTGTATCGCTCCCGCGAGGCTTTCACCTTCTCGGGATTATCGGCGTTCCACCGGCGTTTGGCTTCGTTCTTGTCCATCAGCCAACCACCAGCTCCGGACGTTCGAGAAAGCGCACGCGCGGCAAGGATACGGTGATCTGATTCACCTCGTTAGAGCGCGACGGATGCGACGAGCTGACGACCTTGGTGACAGTTTCGATAACAAGCTGGGTGCGCGGCGGCGGGAACGACTTTTCTCTCGCGCGGCCTACTTGTTTGTCTTTCATTTTTGGCCTCCAATTCACGTTTGCCTTTAGCCTTCGCCCAGGCGTAACGAAGACAGCGCGCAAAATCCCAATCGTCGCCAAGACGACGCATCTGGCGGCGAAGCTTGTGGGCGTCTTTCATCACGTCTGATTTGCTGATCTTGCGCATGGTCACATTCCGAGTTCGGTGACGCTCTCGAATGTTGAGACACGGCGGCGCTGGCTAGGACCATCAGCAAAAGAATCGCCGTCGATTTTTATGAGATATTCAGCGGTCTCTCGCCGTATGGTGGTGATTTCGCCGGTCTCGCCAGTGTGAAGCTTCACTCGTGTTTTTATGGGAAACGGTGGTTTTATCTCGTTTTCATCGACCCACTTTTTTATCGCTTTGTCGAGTTCACGAGATAAGTAATATGGGAAGTTAGCGAGAGCTTCCACATATTGCTCGTCAATGTACCAATGCTTCATGTCATCGAGCTGCTTTGCGAGCGAATACCCGTCATCGTGCCACGATCCACAATCAGCTATGTCTTTCGCCATATCTTCATCGTTCGCTTTGGGGTCTATGTCGTATCTGATTGTCTTCACCACTTCACGAGCGGCGGCGAGCTTAATTTCATAGGTGATTGTAGGTCTCTTGTTCATTGTCACATTCCGATTATGTGAGGCGCCCCAAACACAGGCGATCGGTTTGCGAGGTTCCAGCGGTAAACGTATTCACGCACCGCAGCCTCTTCCGGCGTCCGGCCGCAGCGGATTCGCCATGCAAGCCGCGTCACAGTGTCCATGCCTGGCACACGCGGCGGCATCATCCCCCCGCACATTTTGATGAGGATCGCGCGCGCTTCCAAAGCTTCTTTTTTGTAAAGACGCTGGGCGTCGTGGATGTCCTGAATGAACATCAGAAGCCCCCTTCGCCACGCGCCTTGCGCAGCACGGTGTCGATCTGGTTCAGGATGCTTTTCGGGACAGCGATGTAAGGCGCGTCGTCAGGGAAGACACCATCTTCGCGGTTTTCTAGCTCTGCCTCGATGAACCCCATCGCCCTTTGCAGCACGTCATACATTTCAGGCGCGGCCGAGATCAGATTGGCGTTTGCCCGCGCCTCGTCCTTCTCGCGCTCCGGCGTTCCGGTCCAGCAGATGTATGGCTTGTCGCCTAGCGGCTTCACATCGCAGCCCATGGCGAACCAGCGCCCTGGCGTAAAACTTGTCTCGGTCATTGCTCCCCCACTGACTTACGAAAGAAATTCATGATTTGCCGGACAGCCTCCGGCCTGGTTGGGTGATCGAGGCGCGACGCCCGCCATTCGTCGAGCCAGCGCAGCAGCTCGGGCGACATCCGGATTCCGATCTCGGTTGATCCGGTCGGCGGGCGCCCGCCCTTGTTGCGAGGCTTTTCGACCAGCGCCTCGGTCATGGAAGCGCCCCGTCGATTTCGGCGTATCTGGTCAGCAGCGCGTCAGCATCGACGCCAGGCGTATCGATCGCCCCCAGCACGCCATCAGCCCACGACGGGCAGGTGTGCCAGCGCGGCGTCATTTTGCCGGCGTGATGACCGTCGCCGCTCAAGCAAGCCGCCTCCAGGTCGGTGACGAACGAGGCGACCATTTCCGACCAGTAGCGGCAGGTCTGGCAGGTGCGATCGTTCATCACGCCATCCCCCGCCGCTCGCATTCGATCGCCAAAGCCGCATCGATCAGCCGCTCGACCTCGGAGAGGATGAAGCCGGCATCGAGCGCCACCCGCACCGCAGAGACGCGAGAGAGGTTCTTGAGACGGCGCAGCCGGCGCAGCAGCAGGTTGATCTTGTCGGCATCGATCATTTGCCGGCCTCTTGTTCGAGGGCGCGGGAGATCAAGACGCGGACCGCAGCAGAGAATGACGGGACGACCTCCTGGCCGTTCCGCCACTCGTTGATCCGGTTCATCAGGCTCTCGGAAAGGAAGAAGATCGCCTTGAGGCGGAGCCCGTGTGAGGGGCGTCCGCCGGCTTTTTTCTCGTCAATCTGGGCGTCCATTAGCGGGCGTCCCAGCGGGAGATCGCAGTTGCTCCGATCGCAAAGACGATCGACAAGAGCAGGAACGGCGAGGCCACAAGAAGGGCGATGAACTGGCTATCGGTTAACATCGAAGGCTCCTTTTCCAATCGGATTGATTCCGATTTATAGGAGCATAATATACGATATTATCCTATTATCAAGCGACAATATCCGATCCATCGGACGAAATATCCGATAGGGTTAAGAAAATCTTAACAGGCTCCGGAGCCGAGGATCAGGGTCGTGGAAGGTATAGGGTGACATTTTCAAAACGTGGATGACTTTCAAAATAATTACTCCACATTTTGAAAATTACTCCATTTGTCAACAATGGTCTTTAAGTCATTGATAATAAGATAATATATTAATAATATATAATTATTCATATATATACCGTGTATAGTTTATACCCCTTACTTACTAGGGGGAGTTTCTACCCCGCGTTTGGGGATATATATATTCGCGTGGAGAAATTGTTTTGGCCTTTTGAATAGCCATGCTCTCGCTTAACAGCCCGCCGCCAATCGGACGTCATCCGATTGACAGGACGCTATCCAATCGCTACCCCTTAGAGGATCAGATATTCTCCTAGCGCGCCAGACGCGCCTTCTTTGCGTGAACGGATGGATAGCAAGGCCAAATCCGGCGACCCGTCGAAGCTGACTGAAAAGCAGCGCCAGTTCGTGCGGGAATTTTTAGTTGATCTGAACGCGACCCAAGCAGCGATCCGATGCGGCTATTCGCCGAAGGCGGCAAAGCAGCAAGGGTCAAGATTGTTGACCTATGCGAACGTCATAGCCGCAATCGAGATCGCCAAGACCGAACGGGCCAAGCGCAAAAACATCGATCAGGATTACGTTCTCGACGTCATCCAGAAAACCATCGAGCGATGCAGCCAGGCCGAGCCGGTTCTCGACAGAGAGGGCAACCCAACCGGCGAATACAAGTTCGATTCCTCGGCCGTCCTCAAAGGCGCAGAGCTGCTAGGCCGCCACCTCGGCACCTGGAACGACAAGCTCAAACTTCAGGGCGACGCTGATAACCCGCTCGTCGGATTCTTCTCCGACCTCCAAGGCACTGGTCTGCGGGTGAAGCGATGAACGTCTTCTCCCCGGAGCTGAAAGAACAATTCGCCGATCCAGTCACGCGGATCAGCTCTGGCCTTTACAAAATCATCGTCAAAAGCTCGGAAGCCTATGACGGCAAAACCGTCATCCCGTTTCGACCAAACCCGGCGCAAATCCGGCTGATCGAGAACCTCCACAATCGCAACCTGATCCTCAAAAGCCGCCAGCTTGGCTTCTCGACGCTCGTGGCGATCATGTGGCTGGATCACGCGCTGTTCGAGCCCAATCAGCGCTGCGGCATCGTCGCCCAGGATCGTGAGACGGCGGAGAGCATCTTCCGAGACAAGGTAAAGTTCGCCTACGACAACCTGCCCGCTGCTATGCGCGAGGTCATGCCGCTCGCCAAAGACAGCGCAAGCGAGCTTCTATTCGCTCACAACAACTCGTCGCTGCGCGTCGCCACGTCGCTGCGCGGCTCGACCATCCACCGCCTGCACGTCTCAGAGTTCGCCAAGATTTGCGCGAAATATCCCGAAAAGGCGAACGAGGTCATCACTGGTTCGCTCCCTGCCGTTCCGCTCGACGGCATTGCGGTCATCGAGTCCACCGCTGAGGGACAAGGCGGCCATTTTTACGAGCTTTGCAAACGGGCTCAGGAGCTTGAGCAGCAAGGCGCGATCCTCACCGAGCGCGACTGGCAATTGCATTTCTACCCTTGGCACATGGCCGAGGAATATCAGCTCGACCCCACAAACGTCGTCATCACGCCCAAAGAGCACGAGTATTTCGACAAGGTGGAAGGCGAGACAAGCTCAAGCCTGAACCTGCGACAGCGTGCCTGGTATACGAAAACCAAAAACTCCGACTTCGCCGGCGATCCGGAACGCATGTTTCAGGAATATCCGTCAACAGTCGAAGAGCCTTTCGCGCAAAGCACCGAAGGCACCTACTACGCCATTCAGCTTGCGACAGCGCGCCGAGACGGACGCATCAGCCGCGTTCCGCACGTCTCAAACGTCCCGGTCAACACCTTCTGGGACATCGGCTCCCGCGATGGCACGGCCATCTGGTTTCACCAGAGGGTCGGAGCTGAGCATCGATTCATCGCCTTCGACGAAGCCTGGGGCGAGCCCTACGGCTATTTCATTCAGCGCATGCAATCGCGCGGCTGGATTTGGGGAACACACTTCCTGCCGCACGACGCCGAGCACAAACGCCAGCAAGGCGCGCGCGTCGCAAGCCCAATCGAAATGCTGGAAGAGCTGGCGCCCGGATGGCGCTTTCAAATCGTCCCGCGCGTCGATGACATCCTGACCGGCATTCAAATGGTCCGCGCCAAGTTCAGCCAGGCTTGGTTTGACGAAACCAATTGCGCCGAAGGGCTCGCGCACCTCTCGCTCTATCGCAAGGAATGGAACGAACGCCTCGCCGTTTGGTCCGACAAGCCACGCCACGATGAACATTCGGAAGCGGCCGACGCCTTTCGGCAGTTCGCCCAAGGCTGGGAAGATTATTCAACGTCATCGGGCTCAGTCCCGAAACGCCGCAACACGTCAGGATGGGCCGCATGACGCAACCTCGCTACGATCTCGACCTGACGCAGGTTCATTTCGAACGCCCATACGGCGACATCACGCTATTCGGCACCTGGTTCGGCAAAGATCGCAAGCCGGCGCTTTGCCTCGTTCCGACCGCCAAGCTCGGGACTGAATACATCACGCCTTGCGTCGTTCCCATGAGCCAAGCCTGGGTCTGGGACGAGAAGGACGGCGACGGCGCTCATTGCGCCCGCGTCTCGTGTCTCTTCGCCACCAATCTTGGGTTCGGCTTCGACACGATGAAGATCATGAAAATCACGTCGATCATTCGCGACAACATCGGCGACCTAATCAACATCCCGCCCAAACCAACTGAGGCCGTCGTCGTCGCGGATGCGATCCGCACCGACCAAAGCGGCAAGCAGCACCATTCGGAGATTATCGAGAATGTCTGACGAACCATACGGATCGACGTCCCTCGATTTCTCTAAAGGGACAGCCAAGAATGACTCGCCATGGGAGCGCATCCCCAAGGCGGAGGTCGCTTTAGCTCGGAAACCTTCTGACCTAGACTCGCAGGATAACCAAGAGCTGCATCGCAAGCTCATGGCCTTCTACATCCGCGAGCTGCGCCGGCAGGAGACCAATCGCGCCGAGCAAGCGCTGGATCAGGAGTTTTATGACGGTAACCAGTGGTCGGATGCGGACGCCCGCGAGTTGCGGGACCGCGGCCAAGTGCCGATCGTCTATAACCAGATCGCCCCGTCGATCAACATCGTCCTTGGCACCGAAAAGCGCAGCCGGACGCAGTTTAAGGTTCTGCCGCGCGGCAAGGAAGACAGCAAAGCGGCTGAGCTTAAAACCCAGCTTCTTAAATATCTCGCCGACGTAAACCGCTCCCAATTCGCCACCAGCATGGCGTTTGAAGATGCGGTCAAGGTTGGCGTTGGCTGGATCGAGACCGGCGTGCAAGGCGAGGACGACGGCGAGCCCGTCTATACCCGCTATGAGACGTGGCGAAATATCCTCTGGGATAGCGCCTCGATCGAAAAAGATATGTCCGACTGCCGATATATGACCCGCTCGAAATGGGTCGACACGGACATCGCGCATGCCCTGTTCCCAGATCGCCGGGGACAAATCGATCAAGCCTCGCTCGAATCCGATCGCTTCCTGATGGACGCCTCGCACGGCGACATCGCCATGGACGCCATGGAAATTGCCGACGGCATGTATCGGTCCGATCAGGCCGAGTTTGCCTACAAGCGCCACCGCGTCCGTTTGATCGAGATTTGGTATCGCGCTCCGGCCAAGGTCAAAAAGATCGTCGGCGGACAGTTCTCCGGACAGGTCTTTGACGAAACCCACCCGGCTCATAACGAGCAGGTCACGATGGGCAAGGCGGCAATCGTCAGCAAGGTGATGAT